TAAGAAAAATTATATTATAATAACATAGGAGTTAAAACATATGGCACATTTTGCAGAAATAAACAGCTACGGTCTAGTATTAAGAGTTGTTGTAATAGATAACAATGACGTAAACGCAAATGGCGGCGATCAATCAGTTGGAGCAGAGGAAAAAGTAAAATCTATAGTTCCTTTTACATCTGGAAACAGATGGGTTCAAACTTCGTATAATAATAATTTCAGAAAACAATATGCTGGAATTGGTTATACGTTTGATGCTACTAAAAATAAATTTATCGCACCACAACCTTTTGCATCTTGGTCACTTGATGCTAATGACGACTGGCAAGCACCTGTTGCATATCCAACAGTTACAACCTACGGAGATAATACTAGATACTTTATTTCGTGGGATGAAGCTGGACAAAGATGGATTGGTAAAGACGATCAAAACAACGAATTCGCTTGGTCACCTGACTCTTCCTCTTGGTTTGCTACAGGCAACTAAAGAATTTTAACATAAGAGGAGTATTAAATGGGGTCACCCAACGGCGGTATCATAGGAGTAGTTAATCCAACTTCGTTTGGTAAGTGCACAGTCACATCTAAAACATCATCTGGAACTTTAACCACGCAACCTGGAACTAGATTAGTTAATGCATTAGTCGTTGCTGGTGGAGGTGGTGGTGGAGGTATGCCTTCTTCTCCAAATCATATTGGTGGAGGTGGTGGAGCAGGCGGAGCTAATATAACAGAAAATATTTCAGTTTGTGGAGCAGCATCTTATCCAATTACAATAGGAGCGGGAGGAGCAGCAGGAGGATCTGGAACTCCAGGAACTTGTGGAAATGGAGGTGGATCTGGATCTAGCACAATAGCTGTTTTAGGTGGTACTACAATTACAAATTGTGGTGGTGGAGGAGCAGGAGGTGGTCCTCCTGGAAGAGCTTGTGGATTACCTGGTGGATCAGGAGGTGGAGGATCTTCTGCTAATTCAGTACCTGCAAGTGTACCAACAGGAATTGCAGGACAAGGAAATTCAGGAGGTAAAGGTACTGATGCAGCACCTTCTGCTTTATCTGCTGGAGGAGGTGGAGGAGCTTCTACTGCAGGTGCCACTGGTAATCCTGCAACAAGTGGAGGAAATGGAGGAAATGGAATTAATGTTGCACCTTATTTTGGTGCTGCGCCTCAACCTTTTTATTTATCAGATGTTCCAACAGCTGGACCTGTTTCTTCAGGAATTTTTGCTGGTGGAGGAGGAGGTGGTGGAGGTCCCGCATTATCTCAAGGAAATGGTGGAGATGGTGGTGGAGGAGATGCAAGAACAACAGGACCAAATAGTGGATATGGTGGTGTGCAAAATTCTGGAGGTGGAGGAGGTGGAACTGGTTCAACTCCAAGTAAAGAAGGCGGAGCCGGCGGTTCAGGTATCGTTATCGTAAAAGAATTAAACAAGGCCAGTGGATCGTGGCCACTGAGAGCACAATTTAGTGCAAGGAAAAGTGGGACTTGGGTTCAAGGATTTGAATCAGTTGACGTAGATTATTTAGTAGTAGCAGGTGGAGGCGGAGGTGGTTTTGATACAGGAGGAGGTGGTGGAGCAGGTGGATATAGAACTTCAGCTTATGGACCAAGTCCTTTAAATTCAGGTACAAAAATTTCTTTAGCAGTAGGACCTAGTCCAATTACAGTTGGGGCTGGAGGAGCAGGATCTACAGGGTCACCCCCTGGAGTAGGAACTCAAGGAAACCCATCAATATTTTCAACAATTACATCAACAGGTGGAGGTGGAGGAGCAACAAATTCACTTAATGCAGCTACAACAGGAGGATCAGGAGGTGGAGCTGGACAATCTATTGGTTGTACAGGAGCAGCTGGTAATACACCACCAGTGTCACCATCACAAGGTAATCCAGGAGGAGATACTACACCTGGTGAAGCAAATAGAGCAGGTGGAGGAGGTGGAGGAGCAACAGCGGCGGGAACAGCTGGTAGAGGAGATCCAGGAAGAGCTGGAGGAGTGGGAGGAGCAGGAGCTCCAAATAGTATTTCAGGTTGTGCAGTATTTTATGCTGGAGGTGGAGGGTCAGGATCAAGTACACCAGCACCAACAGGAGGAGCTGGAGGAGCAGGTGGAGGAGGACCGGGTGGAGCAGGACCAGTTGCGGCTACAGCAGGAACAGTTAATACTGGAGGTGGGGGCGGTGGAGGACCAGGCAATGTTGGAGGTGGAGGTGGAGCAGGTGGTTCAGGTATTGTTATTATTAGAGCACCAGGTTCAGCATCATTATCAGTAAGTCCTGGTACAAATACAGTTGCAACATTACCAGCACCAGCAGGTGGTTGTAAGGTAGCTACATTTACAGTTTCTGGAACAATCACTAATAATACAACAGGTTAATTTACACTTTTCCTAAATCTTGACAATTTTGTTTAGAAGTTTATAAACAATACTATAAACGAAGGTATGAATTTAACAAACTACTACTGGTATTTTAAATCAGCAATCCCTGAACGGGTTTGTGATGATATTATAAAGTATGGAAATGCTCAACGTGAGCAAATTGCTTTAACGGGTGGTCAAACACAAAAATTAGCAGAACTAGAAGCTAAAGAAAAAGCAAAACCTAAAAAACCAAAAAAGAAAAGAAAAGTTTCAGAAGCAACCGCTCATTTATCAGATGAGTATTTAGAGTCACTTGATCCAGCAGAAAAATTAGAGGAACAAGAATTAAATGATTTACGAAAAAAAAGAGATTCAAATATAGCTTGGTTAAACGACCGATGGATTTATAAAGAGGTGCAGCCATATGTACATCAAGCGAATGCAAGTGCTGGCTGGAACTTTGATTGGAATTTTTCTGAGTCTTGTCAATTTACAAAATATAAAGTCGGGCAGCACTACGGTTTTCATTGCGATTCTTGGGACCAACCATATAATAATCCAGACAATAAAGACACACACGGTAAAATTAGAAAACTTTCCGTTACTTGCAGCCTATCAGATCCAAAAGATTATAAGGGTGGAGAATTAGAATTTCAATTTAGAAATCAAGATGATCCAACTTTAACTAGACAATGTTTAGAAATATTACCAAAAGGATCTATTGTTGTATTTCCAAGTTTTGTTTGGCATCAGGTTCGACCAGTAACTGAGGGAACAAGGTATAGTCTGGTAATTTGGAATTTGGGGTACCCATTTAGATAATATGAAATCTACAGAAAAATCAAAAAGATATAGAGAAAAAAATAGAGAACAGTTAAGATTAAATGCAATTAAATATAGAGAAGATAATAAGGAAAAAATAAAAGAAAGAAGGCAATCTAAACTTTCTTATTATAAAAAATATAAACCCGATGAATTAAAAATAAAATATAAAAGAAATTCTTTAAAAAAAAGATATGGGATTACTTTTGAAGAATATAATGAAATGTTTAATAAACAAGAAGGTAAATGTGGAATTTGCAAAACACCACAGATAGAAATTAAAAAAGTTTTTTGTGTAGATCATAATCATAAAACAGGAAAAGTAAGAGAACTACTGTGTCAAAAATGTAATGTAACATTGAGTTATTTTGAGAATTATGATAGTAAACCATATATTGAATATTTAAATAAACATAAAGAAAAATTAAACTAAAGGAGAGAAAGTATGGCAGTCACAGATCAATTACAAACATCACTTTATTTTCAAACACCAATTTATCATATTGAAATACCGGAATGGGTAGATCACGTAGATAAAGTTTGTGATAAATATATTAAAGAAGCTAAAAAAAATAATCAAAAAGCAATTAAAGATAGAGAAAAGAATTGGAAGAAAAAAGGATTAGGAGATATAACAATGTCTCATCACTCTACTTCTTTAATTAACGATCCAGAATTAAAAGAATTTCAAGATTATATTGGTGCAACTAGTTGGAATGTATTAGATCATATGGGTTATGATATGTCTGGTTATGAATTATTTTGGACAGAATTTTGGGTACAACAATTTGCAGAAAAAGGTGGTGGGAATCATAATAGCCATCGGCACTATGATAACCACGTTTCAGGATTCTATTTCCTACGTTGCAGTGAAAAAACTTCTATGCCAGTATTTCACGATCCACGAACAGCAAAAACAATGGCAGAT